CACACTCTATTCTACGGGGAGGTTTCTCTTTGTCTAGGGCTAAAGCCGTTTTTATTCCACCAGCAGAGCTGGTGGTTGTCGCTCGCTCAAGCTACCCAAGAAAAAAAGACCCAAACCTCGCATGAAATGAGGTTTGGGTCTTTTTTGTTTTATTTCCTGTTAGATTTTTCCGAAATACGGAAAAACTTGCCGGAATAGAGGGTTTCTTGCCAAAATGCAGACAAGCCGACCATGAATCGGCTAAAATCAGCAACAAAGGAGACCAAAGGCTATGATTAGGATTTTGCTGTCAACCCGCCTTGGCGAACGGCGGATGACACAGAGCGACCTTGCTCGTGTCACAGGGATTCGCAGTCAGACTATCAACGAGTTGTACCACGATTTTGCGGAGCGTGTAAGTCTGGACGACCTCGACCTCATCTGTGAGGCACTGGACTGTGACCTCGAAGACCTCATTGTGCGAGAGCCCAACATTGAGCGCAGGGTCAAAGAGGTACGTCATATCCCCCAGACCGTGAGCAAGTCTCGCAAGAAGTAACCTCTCCTGCCCGGATGCGTCAAGCGTCCGGGCTTTTTTCGTTCTCATCCGGCACGAATTCCAGAAGATCTGCGGGCTGGCAGTCCAGAACGGTGCACAGCTTGTCCAGAACGTCCAACGGAATATGCTTGACGGAGTTGTTGTTCATGCCCGACAGAGTGGGCTGGCGAATCCCGGTCATTGCGACCAAATCCTTTTGTTTGATGCCTTTTTCGGCAAGCACGGCTTTCAACTTGATGCGAATCATGTAAGCACCTCCCTTTTCTTCACTATATCACACTTACCTGAAAATTGCAACGCTTTTCGTAAAAATATTTACGAAAAATGTTGTTTTGCTATTGACATACAACGAAATTCGTTGTATAATATAGACATAGAGAGGAGGTTACGAGGTGCAAGGGAGCAACCCAAAGGGGGTGATGCTCCATGACAAGCAAGGAATTTGCAAAGCTCACCAGAGCCGAGCAGGTAGCCCGCTTTGAAGCATACAAAAAAGCGGCTCAGGATCGCACCCTGAACCGCTAACCGCTAAAAGCCCGTTATCCACAAGCCCCTTGCACCTCCATTTTATTTTTTTATTGAAGATTTGTCAAGAGTAAATCGGAGGTTTTCAGCATGAAGTTCATTGACATCAACCGAGAGTTCACCGCAGCAGCCAACAGCTACATGGCGCAGGGCTACTACATCAACGCCGGAACGATGGGCGGAAGCCAGGGCGAGGTCGCTCACATCGACCTCACAAACGGCACCGAGATCATCCGGGTGCTGCTCACCACATTTAACAACTACCTTGGCACCGAGGGTGTGGAGCTGATTGTTGGCCGGGTCAAGGACGACATCAAGCCCAATCAGGAAGACCGCTGGAACACCGTCTGGAATGAGCGTCTGGAGGTCATCAGCAACAAGAAGTTCTACCGTCTGAACAACCGCGCACAGGATGGATTCTACGGCACAGAGGAGGAAGCAAACGCCGCCGAGGAGAAGCGGTTTGACCGCTATAAGAGCCGCCGCAGCAATGACAGTGCGGTGGATGTGACCACAAAGGCCGCTCCGATGGTCAAAAAGTACATCCACGAGAAGTTCGGTGTCCGGCGCGTGAAGATGGACGACATCAAGGTCGTCAAGCACGGTGGCCGCTACACCGTCACCTACCACAAGCACGCTGCACAGCTGCACTAAGGGGAGGGCAAAACAATGAAAAAGGTAATCTTTACTTACGATTCCAAGGACATGAAGCACGGTCAGAACGGCGAAATCGGCGAGGCCAGTGCCTCTATTCTGGTGGAAGACGAGCGGGCAAAAGAAATCCATGCCGCATTCAATGAGGATCGTGCGGACCATACCGCCTACTTCATCCGTGAGCGAGCAATCGGTTTCTGCTGGAGCTGCGAACATCTGCGTGGCCGTGGCTACATCGAGGGCAGCCTCAAGACCGTGGAAGTCAAGGAGGTCTAAGACATGAAACTCTACAAATACACTGGCACCATTTCCGAGGTTTCCTTCCGCAACAGAACAGCTTGCGATATCAAGCTGTACGATATGAACGACCGCGACAAGGCTCCCACCCGGCTGGAGGTTTTCGGCGCCCTCGGAAAATACATCTTGGATATCGAGGGCACCGATGCAGAAGAGCGGTACATCCCGAACGATTTCTACTTTGATGACAACCTGTACCTGTGGCGCATCGAAGTTCCCGGCGGGTGCGATTGGCCTGCAAAGATTATCACCCAGTCGCCTGACGACATTGACCAGCTGGAGATCTTCGGAGAGCGGGAGTACATCGAAACCAGCAAGCCGAAGTCCATGCCCGGCGAGGAAGTGAACCGCTGGCTGATGTGGGAACGTCAGAACATGAAGTAAGGAGGTCATGACCATGTTCAGTATTACCGATAATGAGAGATTGCGGGATGCGTATGCACTCCTGATGTTCATGCAGCGCGATATTTCAGCCTCTGCCGAAAAGAAAGCCGCTGTGAAAAACTTGGCCGCAACCGTCAAGATGGAGATCCGGGCCTACAATAACCGCCCCGTTTCCAATGTGCGCATTATCAGTGCCGACTATGACGGCCGTCTGGAGCTTGTTCAGCTGCCCGATGAATTGGACAAAGCGCACAAGGCGGATGCCGCCGACTGGTTCCGCGGCAACTGCTATCTGGAAGCTTACAATAGCCCCTATGACTGCACAGGGCAGGAGTTCACGAATTGGTTCTATCTGTTCCGGCGGCGCGGTCACTGGTTTGCATATCACTCGGTTAGCCGAGATGTTTAAGGAGGAAGTACAATGACGGACGAAAAAGCTATCGAAAAGATGCTCTATGACCAGCAGCAGGGCTGGCCGCTGTGCCCCCGCTGCGGCGAGAGGATGCCGGACAAACTGACCCACGGAGCACTGAGCCGCCACGCCAAGGGCGTGTACATCTGTGAGGCTTGCGGCACCGATGAAGCCCTCCGGGACTGGACCGGGAACGTCAAACCGCTGTCCGACTGGGTGCTGGTTCGCGTATACAATGGAGATCTTCGGAGGTAATCGATATGGAAGAAATGCTCCTGTCACTGAATGGGCCGTGGTCAAACACAGCCTGCATCGGCTACTGTGTCATGGCGATGCGCAACGCCGGTTTGAGTGAGAAGACGCAGCGCAAAGTTCTCGATGAACTGACCCGGTGCTTCGACGATGTGAGTGTTGAAGATGCTGCACAGATGAAGTTCTAAACAAACAAAAAATCCCCCTACACTGGCCCGAAGGTCAATGCAGGGGGATTTTTGCGCGCTACCGAGGTAGCCAAATATAAAATCAAGAGTGGACCATGCCGGGCCGCTCTCTACAAAAGCCGAAGCTTTTCAAGTGCCTCTATTTTACACGGCACTCATGCAGCAGTCAAGACTTTTTACCCAGTGCTGCGGTCATAACATCAAAGGCGTGTTCGATGACAGTATCCATCACCTCGTCGGTGATGGCCCAGCGGATAGCCGCCGGGCACTTGGCGCGGAGAGCGGCGAACACCTGCTTCTTCTTTTTGGCACCCTGCCCGCTGCCCATGATGGACAGCTCGGCCTTTTCGACCAGCTCCAGAGCCAGATCCTTGACGGTGGCCTTGTAGCCCAACCGGATACCGCCGATTGCCAGTGCGATAAAACCCGCCAGCATCAAGATGATGGCGACGGGAGCGGGAATAAAGTTCAGCATAGCTTCCATGGTATTGCCTCCTATAAGCATCAGCGGCGCGGAGAGCTACCCCTGCGCCGTTTTGTCGTGTTGGTTATATCGGATGTTTCACAGGTACTTGGAAGCCCCGGAAATGGCTTTCCAGCTGGCAGGACCGCAGATGCCGTCCACCGTCAGTCCATGAGCCTCCTGCGCTTTCAGCAGCGCGTTCTCTGTGCC